TCACGGCGCCTCCTCAGCCGAATCCGAGAAGGTCGGAGCCGCCGTAGGCCGCCGCAGGTGGGACGCGTACTCAAGCCATAGCAGTGCCCCGGCCATCTCTTGGATGGTCTGCTCGAAGGAGTCTCCAGGTGCCACCGAATGGGCAACCTCCGGCCATTCCTGCCCCATCATCTGTGCCGATGCACGGGCTTGGTTGATCTTGGCCCCGTCGGCAGCGGCAAAGATCCCGAACGTGATTGCACGTCGGATGTCCCTGACTGCTTTGGCGGAGATCTGGTAGTCGGGTTCGGCCTCCAGGTGGGCCAAATCGACCAGGTCATCGAAGATGCTCATGCTTCGGCTCCTGCGGCTCGATACAGGCCGGTCGCAATATCGAGAAGGAAGTCCATCGTCACAACCTCGTCGTACCCGAACGAGACGTCCTTGCCATCGGCATCTCGCATGCCTTGCCATAGCAGGGCTTGCACGTGATCGGTGAGAAGTCTGGCTTTGCTCAGTGCCACGTCCAGATCCTGCCCGGATACCACCATAAGCGGCGACCCGGGGATTGCGATTTCCTTGGTCTTTTCCGGCGTGGCCGCATTGCTCATTGGGCACCTCCGGCGTAACGCAGCGCCCTGCACATTTCGAGAGGGGAGGGTGATCGCCTACGGCGTGACGTTGCAGCCACTTGAGCCTGGAAAGGGCAGGGCAAGGCAGTAGCGGCTGGCCGGCGGCACTGAACGAAAAGCTCGCCCGAAGGATCGGGCGCGAGGGAGCAAGGACGGCGACCACCCTGCATGTGGAAGTGGCCATGTCGGTGTCTGGCGCTACGAGCGTGACGCGCTCGGGGGACAACCCAATGTCCAGATACAACGAAGCCCCCGCTGTCGGGCAGACAGATGCGGAGGCTTCGTTCAGAGCGAGGCCACTATGCCACACGCAACTTCCCGGGAAAACCCGAAATCCGGTCCGCGCCATATCAGCGCGGTCATGAACGATGCCGTTGAGAAGATCAGGGAGCGCCAGGCGAGGCCATTGGTCCGCTTGCAGGAGCGCCTCCCCGATGGACGCATCGCAGTCGAGATCTACGACCATAGCCGGCCGGGTGACGAGCCCACCTACGATTTCTACTGCTCCGGCCCGCAACAGGCGCTGGAGTGGATCCAGCAAATGTCCAGCAAGCGCTGGATCACGACGGAACACCTGGGCGCCTTCGCCACGTTGATGCTTGCTGCGTTCCCGGAAGTATCGGGAGCCTCCGCATGAGTCACGGAGCAATGAACTGGGCGGTCCGGCAGCGGTTGGGGGCAAAGCAAAAACTCTTGCTGATCATGCTGGCGTTCCATGCAGCAAGGGAGACCCACTGCTGCTCGCTGTCCCGTCGGAAGCTTTCTGTGCTGTGTGGCATGAGCATCGACAGCGTTAAGTGCGTGCTTCCAGAGCTCGTGGCGATGGACCTGATTTCAGTCGAGTTCCGGGTGGATGAGGGCACGAACTTGCCCAATGCGTACACGCTCAAGGTGGGAGAACCCGCATGAGCGTGCAGGCAATGGCGTGGGCAATGGATCAGAAGCGCATCGCGGACCCGGCGGCGAGGCATGTGCTGCTGTGTCTTGCGAACTATGCGGACAAGGACGGCAGGGGAGCATTCCCCTCTGCCGATAGCCTCTCCCAAGACACGGGTCTGTCGGTACGTACGGTACGCCTCAAGCTGGTTCAGCTGGTTGAGGCAGGCCTGACCGTGAAGGGCAATCAAGCTCTCGCTGCCGTCTATATCAATCGGGCCGATCGGCGCCCGGTTGTCTACGATCTGGTCATGTCACGGGATGCAGCAGCTGCACCCCGTGAAGAGGCACGGGGTGCAGCTGACGGCACGAACGGGGTGCAGCTGACGGCAGAACGGGGTGCAGCAGCTGCAGCCAATCCATCATATAACCATCAAGAAGAAACCCATGGGTCACCTGCCGGTGACGAAGGGGCTGCTGACGGAGGGGATGAGCAGGCAGATCTGCTCGGTGGCAGGTCGACTACCGGCTGCCCGCACGAGGCGATCATCGCCGCCTACCACAAAGAACTGCCGAACTGCCCTGAGGTGCGAGGGTGGAGCAAGAAGCGGCAGGACCATCTACGTGCGCGCTGGAAGGAAGAGCCGTGCCGACAATCCGTGGAATGGTGGCGCGGCCTGTTCGCTTGGATGAAGGAGAGCGATTGGCTGATGGGCAAGTCCGGCAGCTTCCTGGTCTCCCTGCCGTGGTTGATCAAGTCCGAGGAGAACCTGCTGAAGGTCATTGAAGGCACTTACCACAACAATCGCAAAGGGGAGCAGGGCTGATGCGCTTTGATCCCAATCTCCCGCCGCATAGCGTTGAGGCGGAGCAAGCTGTCCTGGGTGGCTTGATGCTGGCTCCAGAAGCCTGGCCGCTGGTGTCGGACACGCTGTCCGCCGAGGACTTCTACCGTCATGATCATCAGCTGATCTTCGAATCGATCCGGGCGCTGGCGGAGAAGCAGCGCCCGTTCGATGCAGTAACTATTGGCGAGTGGTTTGAATCGCGCGGCAAGCTGGATTTGCTCGGCGACGGCACGTACATCACGGAGCTGGCCAGCACGACGCCGTCGGCTGCCAACGTGGCCGCTTACGCAGAGATCGTTGTTCAGTACGCTGGCCGTCGCCGGTTGGCTGACGTTGGCCGCAAGGCGGTGGAATCTGCCCGGCAGCAGGACGGCCGCGAGTTCCCCGAACTCTTGGCGGAGCTGACGCAGGACATTGCCGGGCTGCAGCCGGCACAACGCGGCGGACTTCGGCTTGCCGGTGAGACGATGATTGGGTGGTGGAAGCGGTGGCAGGATCGCTACCACTCGGGCACTGCTTTGACCGGGCTTGAGTCGCCTTGGGCGGAGTTCAACAGGGTGACCCATGGGTTGCAACCGTCGACGGCGTATCTGATCGCTGGCCGGCCCAGCATGGGCAAGAGCATCGCGGCCCTGAACCTTGCTGTCTACAACGCCCTGCGCGGTGTCACCGTCGGCATGTTCAGCCTGGAAATGAGCGTCGATGACTGTCACAACCGCAACGTCGCTAGCGTGGGCCGCATCCCTCATGACTGGGTGATCAAGCCGACCGCCGCGTGCGAGGACAGTGAGCTCTACCTGGACCGCATGACGCCGACGATTCGTGATCTAAAGGTAGCTCCGCTATATATCGATGACACGGCTTCGATCAACGTGCGCCAGTTCGAAGCACGCGCCCGGCGTATGCATCAGCGCACGCCGTTGCAGCTTTTGGTGCTCGACCACATCCACGACTTCGATGTGGATCCTCGCATGGCACGCTTCGAGTACGGCCGGATCCTCCAGAAGGGTAAGGACCTCGCTAAAGAGTGGAAGATCCCACTGGTGGCCTTGGCTCAGCTGAATCGCAGCGTCACGGGGCGGAACGAGAAGCGACCGACCCTGTCAGACCTGCGTGAATCGGGCGAGTTGGAACAGAAGGCCGACGTTGTGGTGCTGCTTCACCGGGAGGACTACTACGACACTCCAGAGCAAAAGACCCATCTGCAGGGTGTCGTGGAGATGCACTTTGCGAAGGGTCGAAACATCCGTGCCGGCGAGCGGATCAGCTTGCAGAACCGCTTCGATCAGATGCGGATCGACAATTGGGACGGGCCGATGCCGCGTAAACCGGAGGCCGCGAACGACGATCAACCGCCGCGGCGGACCAGCTATGGCCCTGGCCGTAGGTCCTACGGGGGGATCGGTCGATGACCTTCATCCCAACAGGCTCCCAAGCACTCAGGCATTTCGCCGATACCCTCGACCAGCAGGCTCAGAGGCTAGACCGCCTGCTATGGCGTGATCGCGGCCAGCGTTCAACCACCGCCGAGGCTTACCGTCTGTCGGCCTCGCTCGCCCGGCAGCAGGCAAAAAGGTTGGAAGGGCTGGAGGGGCAACACCAATCTAGCGATGGAGGGATGGAAATTCTGCATCAACCAGCACCCAAATCAGAATCGGAGTATCTAGATGAGCACTGACAAGCGACCAATAGAAGAGCGCATCGCTGCTCTGATGGGGAAGTCTGCCTACCGCGACCTTCGCGACGGGTTCTTGGTCGGGGGCCTGCCTCGGTTCACGGACCAAGATGTTGCTGCAGCCATTGGAGCAGCCGCCCATTCGGGTTGCCGAGTAGGGGTGATGGCGCTGGAGACCTACTACGGCTCGACTCTGTTGCACCAGGCGGCGTTGCTGAGGGAATGGGAAAATGCCGAAAGGAAGGAGGGCGATACCCGTGAACAAATCGTCCTGACTAGATTTGGCGGCGCCTTGGCCATTCAGCAAACGGCGGGCGGAAAGGTGACCAGCTCCGCCTACAGTGAGTACGCTTACCTGATCTTCTCCCGCCGAGAGAACCTCGAGGCCAGAGTCAGGGCAGCAGGGGCTTGGTTGGAGGAACAGCGCTTTACCGCGCTTCGGGAGGTCAAAGCTCAGCTTTTCCACGAAGCGGCTTGACGGGACCGAAAATACCCCGCAAAATCCCATCATGCGCTTTCTGCGCATGTTCCCAGCGGCTCGCCAATCGGCGGGCCGTTCTCTTTTTGGGTAGTTCTATGCAGCCATAGGTGGAACCGTCCGAAACTCGACGCAATTGATGGACCGGCTATGCCGGCGGAATCGACCTTAGGCCGTCGGTAATCGCCTTGAGCTTGTCGGCTCCCATCCCTGTCGCTTCGGCGAGAGCGATGTAGAGATCAATGGCGCCAGCGTGCAGGACGTGTATGGCGTTAAGTATCTCGAGGATGGACTCAGCATCTGTCTTCTCACTTTCGCGCAAAGACGTGAGCATGTTGCTGAGGCCGAGAGCCGAGCCCATGAATAGCGTTATCGCGTCAGTAGTTTTTGCTGGGAGAATCCCGAGCTTCTCACTCAGACGTTCAAGTCGAGTAGTTACGATCCTCGCGCCAATCTCTAAACGATTCGCCAGACCTTTCGGATCTGGCTCATAGCGACGCAATAGCTCAGCTTGCTCGGCGCCTGTCTTGGGCAAATGCGAGTTGAGCGTGTGAGTTAAAGCACAGACTGTCTGAACTTCTGTCAAAAGCTGACGGGCTAAAGCTCGCGCGTCCGCCTCCCGGTCAAGTCGACGCGCGGCGCGATCCGATCTCCAGATCCATATCGCAACGACCGCGGCGACAAACGTGCCAAGAGCCGAGGCAAGGGAGCCGACAGCTGACAAGGCGTTCCAGAGATTTGTCGATGAAGCAGCGGCAATGAGCATCGATGGTCTGCCTAGTCCGTTGTTAATCAATTATTCGGAGCATAGCGTGGCGCAGATCACTCCCCAACAGGCTGGCGGCGTGAACGTCGTGGCCTTTCTCGACATGCTGGCCTGGTCCGAAGGTACGGACAACGGTAAGCAGCCGACCAAGGATCGCGGCTATGACGTGATCGTTGGCGGCCAACTGTTCAAAAGCTACATCGACCACCCGCGCGTGCTGGTGGACCTGCCGAAGCTCAAGATCCAGTCCATAGCCGCAGGCCGCTACCAGCTGCTGCGTCGCTACTTCGACGCGTACAAGAAGACGCTGGGCCTGAAGGACTTCTCGCCGCTGAGCCAGGACCTGATTGCGCTGCAGCAGATCCGGGAGCGCCGCGCGCTGCCGCTGATCCAGGCGGGCAAGATCGAGGACGCTATCAAGGCCGTCCGCAACATCTGGGCGAGCTTGCCTGGCGCTGGCTACGGCCAACACGAACACAAGCTTGCCGACCTGTTGGCCGTGTACCGCAGGGCTGGCGGGACGGTGGCGCCGTGACTGAGCCCGTGAGTACCCTGAAAACCACTGTCGGGACGTTCACCGCGGCCGTTGTGGCACCGGCGACAGCTGATGCGCTGCGTGAGGCCGAGCGGGTGATCCTCGGCGTACCGCAGTCCGTGCTGCTGGTTGCCATGGCGGGGGCGTTGATCGGTGTCCTGTTGCTGCCGGAGAAGGACGCGGAGCGGGTGGCCGCAGACGCGAGCCGCCGGCGAGGTCATCGCCTCCTGCAGACCGCTGCGCGCTGGGCCGCCCTGGCCGTAGCGGTCGTGGCCTACGCGATCGTGGCCGCCTGGGTCATCGCCGTTGCCGCGTCCATCTGGCCGGCACTGGCGGGCGCCCCGCAGCTGCCCCTGGCCGGCCTGTCCGGTGTCCTCATCCGCCGGCTCTTGCCCGGCTACGTGCGCATGGTGGAGCGGGCCAACCGCTACGGTCAGCGCTGCGCAGGTTGCTCCGGCTACTGCATACGCCGTTTTCCTGAACGCCCTCAACGCTGCGACGAATGGAGCCTACGTTCGCCTCTCCAACAGCCTTGGCCCGTCGGCGCAGAGCGGCTACATAGCCCTTTCTTCCCCGGGTGGTGTGGCTGCGGTAACGATGCCGGTGGATTCCTCGCAAGCGTATACCTACGCGTTCGACAACACCCCTTCGCCGGCCGGCCCTGCGTATCACCGCATCAACGGCTACTTCTTCGACAGGTGAATCATGTACGCATACACCGCCAATTCCTTCAGGTACATCGGTGACAGCGGGGACCCGATGCCAGGTGAGCAGCTTGCCGAGAACGTTCCCGAGCAGGTGCTGAAAGCAATCGCAATCCAGCAGGCAGTTCTGCGGCGCGACACGGCGCTGCGCGCCAGCGGGTGGGCTCTTCTGGAGTCTGGCCTTCCCCCGGAGAAGATTCAGGAATGGAGAGAGTACCGGGCACGTCTGGTGGTGATCACCGACGATCCCAACTTCCCTGACGTCGAGTGGCCCATGGAGCCTTCGGTATGATCACCGCAGATGCGCAGCAGCTGGAGCCGGGGGGGCGCGTTACGGTCTATGAGCTGGATTGCACCAGCTTCGGTGCCGATCAGCTGTTCTTCCACGCGCACCTGCAGTCGGGTGCGATCTGGTGGCAAGGGCAGGAGTACGGGCCGTGGCCGATCGCCGCCACGGGCTTCGAGCGCACCAGCGAGCAGCAGCCGAACCCGCGGTTGAAGGTCAGCAACATCAACGGCGTAATCGGCTCCCTGTGCCGGCTGTTCCAGGACCTGGCCGGTGCGAAGGTCATCCGCCGCCAGACGCTGGTGAAGTACCTGGATGCGACCAACTTCCCCGACGGGAACCCGCTGGCTGATCCTGGCGAGCACTTCCCGGATGAGATCTGGTACATCGAGCGCAAGGTAGGCGAGGACGACGAAACCGTCGAATTCGAGCTGACCACCGTGGCCGACTTCAACGGTAGGGAGCTGCCCGCGCGGCAGTGCACCAGGATCTGCAGCGCGCTGCTGCATGGCGGCTACCGCGGTCCCTATTGCGGCTACACCGGCTCGGCCTACTTCGATATCAACGACCAGCCGGTGGACGACCCGGCCAAGGACGTGTGCGCCGGCCTGGTTCGGAGCTGCCAACTGCGGTTCGGCCAGGACAAGCCTCTCCCGCACGGTGGGTTCCCGGCCGCTGGCCTGCTGCGGACCTGACGACCCGCGAAGCCACACCACCGAACATTCGCGCTGCACCAGCAGCACCACAAGGCCCGCCCAGCGCGGGCCTTTTCTATGGGCGAACCCATGCAACAGACCACCCTGCAGGCCATCCAGGCGCATGCCGTGGCCGAATATCCACGCGAGTGCTGCGGCCTGATCGTGGCCGCCCGCGATGAGGAGACGTACATCCCGTGCCGCAACCTGGCCACCACGCCCAGCGAGCACTTCCGGCTGCCGGCGGAGGACTTTGCCGACGCCGAGGACATGGGCGAGGTACTGGCCGTCGTCCACAGCCACCCGAACGCCCCTGCCGCTGCCTCTGACGCCGACCGTGTCATGTGCGAGGCCAGCGGCCTGCCCTGGCACATCGTGAGTGTGGGGCAGTGCGTCGGGGCCGATCCAGAGTGCGGCGATCTCCACACCATCGAGCCTTGCGGCTACGAGGCGCCACTGGTGGGCCGACAGTTTGCCCATGGCGTTCTGGACTGCTACAGCCTGGTGCGTGACTTCTACGCCCGCGAGCTGGGCATCCAGCTCAGCCAGTACGAGCGGGAGGACGACTGGTGGGAGAAGGGCCAGGACCTCTACAGCCTGGACCGGTTGGCGGCAGAGGGCTTCGCGGTCATCCAAGGCGAGCCGCAACGCGGCGACATGATCCTGATGCAGATCCGCTCGCCGGTGCCGAACCATGCCGGCGTCTACCTGGGCGACGGGAAGATGCTGCACCACATGCACGGTCGCCTGTCCGAAACGGTGGTGTACGGCGGCATGTGGGCCGAGCGCACCCGCCACATCGTTCGCCACAAGGAGGCAGTCCATGACTGAGCGTCTGCGCACTGTCCGACTGTACGGCCGCCTCGGCGCCCGATTCGGCCGCAAGTTCCAGCTGGCGGTGAACAGCCCGGCCGAGGCCATTTTCGCGCTGGGCATCTTGCTACCCGGCTTCAGGCAGTTCCTGACCGGCTGCAAGGACCAGGGCATCGAGTTCGCCGTGTTCATCGGCCGCGAGAACCTGAGCAAGGCGCAGCTGCATGATCCGCCGGGTGCCGACGATATCCGCATCGCACCGGTGCTGGTCGGCTCCAAGCGCGGCGGCGCCCTGCAGACCATCGTCGGCGTCGCCCTGATCGTAGTGGCCTCCATCTACGGCGGTCCGGGCGCCGGCGCCGCAGCGGCCAAGTTCTGGGGCGCTGTCGGCGCTGCCGGCTGGAGCCTGGCCATCGGCGGCGTCGTGCAGATGCTGTCGCCCCAGCCGCGTGGCCTGGGGACGAAGGAGAGCGCCGAGAACACGCCGAACTACAGCATGAACGGGCCTGTGAACGTGCAGGCCCAGGGCAACCCCGTGCCCGTCGCCTACGGCGGCCACGACACGAAGGGGATGATCGTCGGATCCGTGGTGATCAGCGGCGGCATCTACGCGGAGGACCAGCAGTGAACCGAGCCGTTAGCTACCAGCACGATCCACTGGCCCTGGCGTGCGCTGATGTGATCGGCGCAGGCGGCAAGAGCAGCACCAACGCCCGCACGCCGGTGGAGACACCGGACAGCCTGCACTCGATCTCCTATGCCAAGGTCCTGGACCTGGTCAGCGAGGGCGAGATCCGGGGTTTGGTGGCCGGCAACCAGTCCATCTACCTCAACGAGGTGCCGATCCAGAACAGCGACGGCAGCTTCAACTTCAACGGCGTGAAGGTCGAGACGCGCTCGGGCACGCAGGACCAGGAGTACATCCCGGGCTTCCCGTCCGTCGAGAACGAGATCGGCGTCGGCGTCGAGCTGCGCGACACACCGGTGGTGCGCGCAGCGTCCGGGCAGGACCTGTCCGCGATCCGCATCCGGTTCGGCGTGCCCGCCCTGCAGCGGCAGAACACCGAGAACGGCGACACCGAGGGCTATGCCGTCGAGTACGCCATTGATCTATCCACCGACGGCGGCGCCTTCAGCACGGTGCTGAGCAACGCCTTCCGTGGCAAGACCACCACCGAGTACCAGCGCAGCCACCGCATCGACCTGCCGCCGGGCAATCAGTGGCAGGCCCGGATCCAGGGCGGCCAGACGTTCATCAACCAGGCGTTGATCGGCACCGCGTGGATCACCAGCGCCAAGATTGCCGATGCAGCGATCACCAACGCGAAGATCAGCGGCGCGATCCAGTCCGATGACTATGTCGCTGGCCAGACCGGCTGGAGGATCGATAAGGCCGCCGGCGGCGGGTTCCAGTTCAACGGCATGGTGGCCGGCGGGTATCGCCTCAACATCACCAACCAGGGCGTCTACATCTACTACCCGAACGGCAACCCGGCCGTCGAACTTGGAGTGCTGCTGTAATGGCCGATGTGGGTCTGCGGGTGAGGAGCGAGAGCGGGTATGTGGAGACCACGGTCACCACGCGCCTGACCAAGATCATCGGGTCGTACACGTTCCCGCTCTATAACCCGGTCAACTCCAACAACAAGTGGATCGCGCCGCCCGAGGCGAATGGGGGGCTCATCGTCACTGATTTCTCTGGCGGTGAGCCCTTCTACTACTTCACCTGCGAAGGGCAGCGGTCGGCCTACGGCATGCTGGTGCCTTCGGTGACCATCTCGGGCAACAGCATCAACTGGAGCTGGGACCCTGACGTGGTGAACTACCACGTCAGGATGGAGATGTTTCCGAGCCAGCCGACCTCGAACACCGTCGGCGGCATCACCCTTCACTACGGGATCTACAGCTGATGGCCGTTGGACTACGCGTGCGAAACCAAGGCACCGGCCAAATCCAGATTGGCGCCGGCTATCGGAACCTGCAACTGGCCAAGTCGGGCACGCTCGATACCGGATCGTTCTCCGGCGGCGCGACCGGTGGATCGCCGCCGTTCGCCTCTTGGCCAGATCGCGGGTTCCTGGCCAGCACCAACGGCACGTCCAACCTGCACGTCTGCCGATATGTGAACGACTCAGTGTCGGTGAATACCGGCTTCAGCCTGGTGCAAAGCGGCGTGACGTGCTTCGCATACGCATCGAGGTCGGCTCCAAACAAGTCGCTGGAGTACTACACATTCAGTGCCGCTGAGCGCGCAGCTTCCGGTCCGGTAGGGCTGCGGATGCGTGGTGAAGATGGGACGGTATTCTACGACTCCAGGCGGAAGGGCCTGCGCGTGCTGCAGGTGGTCGCCTTACCTACGGTGGCTGGGCCGCCTGTAGAGATCGGCCAGTTCTTCCCGGGCACCAAGATCGGCATCGCCATCCCATCGCCGCGGTTCTACTACTCGTCCGTGGCCCAGGACCGTTGCACGATGAACGCCGACTATTTCCACACGACCAGCGATAACAGAATTCACATCTCGAAGCAGGTGGTGGCCCAGCAGACCCTCACCTCCAACACGTTCCCGGTAGGCGGCGTGACGATGGGTCCGCAGAACGCCACGATCTTCATCGTGGACCTGACGGAGGTGCCGCTGGGATTCGGTTGACCGGCAGCTACCCGATCTGCTGCAGGAGATCTTCATGGTTGTTCCGCGGCGTGTTCACCGCGCGGCTGACCCGATACGCTTCCATCGCTGGTGGCTCGCTGGCCAGCAGCATGGCCATGGCATCGTCGGGACTGGCGGCCATCCACTCATCGATCTGGCTGGCCAGCAGCCACACCGGCATGCGGTCGTGGATGTCGGCCGAAACGCCGCTGCTGTCCCCGGTGATGACGGTGAAGGTTCCCAGGTTGCCGTCGGGCAGCAGCGGGCTGCTGTCCTCCCACATCCCGGTTCTTGGGACGACCGTCAT